ATCTTTGTGCGGCAACGCATACGCAACAAAACATTTAATTATTATTGTTACTGTTAGAATAAAAAGAAAAGAATAAAAGAAACATGGCAAGCCAAGCAATAAAAATAATAATCATGCTAAAAAGACAAGGCATAGGGTGGCTATATAATAAGGTATACACCCCACACGCACCTGCACCACTTTATATATGTTAATAGGTAGTTCTAGACACACATGATTAGCAAAGCAAAACAAGACCACATTATCACTTCCATCACAGACGGGCATAGCCTTGTAAAAGCATGTGCGGATGCAAAGGTTAGTCGTGCTACTTTATATCGCTACATGGGCAAAGATAAAGAACTAGACGGCAATGTTAAGCAAGCACAAAGGCAGGCTGCTGAGAAAGCCTTAGAAGAGCTAGAAGATATGTATGGTGATGCGTTGCATGGTAGAAAGAGCTATGACCCTAATTTATTGAGGGACTATGGGCATCATGTAAGATGGAAGGTGCAGAAGATATTACCTGAACGATTTGGTGAGCAGAAGAATAGGACTGGCGTGGAGATAACGGATGGTTCTTTAAAGATAGTTTGGGAAACTGGAGGAGAAGATGCAAGTTAAGATACCTTACAGACCGAGGGAATTACAAGCTGAGATGCACAATAAGTTGAAGAGGTGGAATGTGCTGGTTATGCACAGACGTTTTGGTAAGACTGTTTTTGCTGTGAACCATATGATTAAGCATGTGTTAACGTGCCCACTTCCAAGACCAAGAGTTGCGTTAATTGCCCCTACGTTTACTCAGGCTAAAAGAATTAGTTGGGATTATGTAAAACATTACGCTGGAGTTATACCAGGAGTTACGTTTAATGAGACTGAACTTAGGGCTGATTTTCCTAATAATGGTAGGATTATGTTGTTATCTGGTGAGAATCCTGATGCTTTGAGAGGAATATACTTGGATTTATGTGTGTTTGATGAATATGGTATGCAAAACCCTAGAGTGTGGGGGGAGGTTGTTAGACCAGCCTTGTCTGATAGAGAGGGTGCGGCAATATTTTTAGGTACACCAGCAGGTCACAATCATTTTTTTGACATACTTCAACAGGCTAAAGAACAGGAAGAAGAAGGTTCTGATCAATGGTACTGGAAGATTGCAAAGGCTAGTGAAACTAAAGTGGTTAAAGAGCTTGAGTTAGATGCTGCTAAAATGCAAATGACACCAGAGCAATACGATCAAGAGTATGAGTGTTCGTTTACGGCTGCTATTATTGGTGCTTATTATGGAAAGTTACTGGCGGCTTTAGATGATGAAAATAGAATTACTAGAGTTCCTTATGACCCAGCGTTGCCAGTTCATACTGCATGGGACTTGGGAATAAATGATTCGACTGCTATTTGGTTTGCACAGGTTTATAGAGGGGGTGCTGTTAATGTTATTGACTATTATGAGAATAGTGGCGTTGGCTTGGATCATTACGCTGAAGTCCTTAGACAAAAAGATTATCATTGGGGAGATCATCTTGCTCCGCATGATATTGAAGTTCGGGAACTGGGTACTGGGAAGTCGAGGTTAGAGACTGCGTTTGGATTGGGTATAAGGTTTAAGGTTATTCCTAAAATGAAAATAGCTGACGGAATTAATGCGGCTCGGATGCTAATACCTAAATGTTACTTTGATAGAGAGAAATGCAACGAGGGATTGGAAATGTTAAGACAATATAGGCAAGAATGGGATGATCGCAAAAGAATGTTCCGAGATCAGCCAAGGCATGACTTTACTAGTCATAGTGCTGATGCGTTTAGATACTTGGCTTTAGGGTTGGAAAATCGTACTAAGATGACAAAAGCACCACAATTTGTGGCAGTCAACGAGTACAATCCTTTTACGCTATGATGTATTCCCACGATTACCATGATGCTATGGAGTTGGTTCGTGCCAGTAAGCACCATAAAAATTGGGATGATGATTTAATTAAAAGATACGTTGAAGGACCGCTAGGTATTAGGCAGTATGAAATATTAAGGGATGACGATATGATACCATTAATGTTTGCTACATGGGCGTTTCCTAATGATAAACAGGTTGAGGAATACACTAAAACTAAGTATTTTCCTCAAGGTGGCTATAAGGGTGGTGGCAACAATATTTGGATAGTAGACTTTATTGCAGAAAAAGGTTATACAAGAAAAGGCTTTGTAGCTTTAAAGAAAAGATTTATGAGAAGTGGCTATAGAAAAGCCTTTTGGTTTAGACCAGAAACAAACAAATTAGGATGGCATGAAGTAACAGGAGTCTAATATGGGTGGTGCACCAAAAAAAATAGCAAGAGCGACAAAAAAAACTTTACAAAAAGCTGAAAAAGCTTTGGTAGAACCATTAGAAAAACCAGTTAAACAAGTTACAAAAGGTGTTGTAAACATAGCAAAAGAAGGGTTTGAAGAAATTATCGAAAAACCTGGAAAGAAGATAATTAGAGAAACAGTAGATACTATAACTGGTATGGATAAATATGATAGAGGTGCGGAATCTCCTGAAGTCACTCCTGAAGTAACGCCTGAGATTGTTCCAGATGAAAAACCTACAATTACAACTAGGTATGCAACTAGAGGTAAACGATCTGGTCAAGGCGGTACAATTATGGAAGGTTATGGTGTTACAACTAGACCACCATCAAAACGATCAATAAGTACATAGGAGATAACAATGTCTTTCCTCAAGCCTAAAGTTTATGTTCCTCCTCCACCACCAGTTCCAGAAGAACCTGCAAAAGTTGATTATGAAAAAGCTTCTGCCTTAGCTGGAGAAGCTGAAACAACGGAAAGAAAAAAACGTAGAGGTCGTGGCAGTACAATAGTAGCTGGAGGATTAGGCGAAACGTCTACCAGTATGAGTGGGTCGGGTGGCACACCAACTTTGTTAGGATAAAACTATGATGAATGTAAAAGATATAGTCGCTAGGTTTCAGCATGTTGAGGGTCAACGAGATAACTGGAATAACCATTACCAAGAACTTGCTGATTATATGCTTCCAAGAAAAGCAGACATAGTTAAGAAAAGAAGTCGTGGAGAAAAAAGAATGGAGCTTATCTTTGATGGTACAGCTCTACAATCAGTAGATTTATTATCATCGTCTCTTCATGGTATGCTTACATCAGGTGCTACACCTTGGTTTCATTTAACTATGAAAGATGAAGAACTTGGCAAAGATGAAGAAGTGCAGCGTTGGTTAGAAGATAGTTCGCAACGAATGATGAGAGCTTTTACTATGTCTAACTTTGAAACAGAAGTTCATGAGATGTATGTTGATCTAGTCGTATTTGGTACTGGTTGTATGTTTGTTGAAATGGATAAAAAAACATTAAGATTTAGCACAAGGCATATATCAGAGTTTTATGTAACAGAAGATCAATATGGTATGGTTGATACTGTGTTTAGAAAGTATGAAATACCAGCAAGGCAAGCAGTCCAAAGGTTTGGAATAGAAAATGTGGGTACATTTATACAAAGAACTTATGAGAAAAAGCCAGACGAGAATGTCGAAATCTTACATGCCGTTATGCCAAGAGCCGATAGAGACCCTACAAAACAAGATAACAAGAATATGCCGTACTCTTCTATGTATATTTGCTTGGAAACAAAAATGATCTTAGCCGAAAGTGGTTTTCAAGAATTACCTTACGTTGTTCCTCGCTTCTTAAAGGCAACAGGAGAAGTGATGGGTCGATCTCCAGCCATGATTGCATTGCCTGATGTTAAGATGTTAAATCTTATGTCAAAAACAATCATACAAGCAGCTCAGAAAATGATAGATCCTCCCCTATTAGTTCCTGATGATGGGTTTTTGCTCCCCATAAGAACCCAACCTGGAGGTCTTAACTTTTACAGGTCTGGTTCCAGAGATACAATAACGCCATTGCAAACTGGTGCTAATATACCTATCGGATTAAATATGGAAGAACAACGAAGACAAGCAATAAGAAGTGCTTTCTTTGTTGACCAATTACTTAGTGGTAGCACTCCTAACATGACAGCTACTGAAGTAATACAAAGACAGGAAGAAAGAATGAGAGTTATAGGTCCTGTTCTTGGTCGACTAATGAACGAAATGTTAAGACCTTTGATTGACAGGGCTTTTGCATTAATGTTGCGTGCTGATATGCTTGCACAACCACCTGAAATTTTACAAGGTGTTGATGTGGATATTGAATATGTATCTCCGTTAGCTAGAGCACAAAAAGCTAGTTCAGTTAACAGCGTAATGAGAGCTTTAGAAATACTGCTTCCGTTATCACAGCAAATGCCAGTTGGAGATCATATTGATCCTGATGGATTGGTTACATATATTACTGAAGCATTAGGTGTTCCAAAAAGAGTTCTTAAGCCTCAATCAAGAGTTGATGAAGAAAGAGAGCAGAAAGCAGCAATGCAACAAGAACAGATGGAAAGACAAATGGAACAAGAAGATGTTGCTACAGCAGGTCAAGCTGCACAAGCTGTAAGAATGGTGGGTGCAAATGAGTGAACAAATAGCTCAACTTAAAACTATGTATAAAGATACGTTTGGGGATAACGCTGGTAAAAAGGTGTTAAATGATTTGGAGTTACGTTGTAATTGGCGAGCTTCAAGTTATGTAGCTGGAGATGC